TCTCTCTAGAAGAGAGAGTAGATTCTTACCTTGAGTATGTTGCTGAAGAGTGGATGACAGAGAATCAACTAGCAATTGAGCATGGACTCAAGACTGAGATGACAGAATCATTCCTCTCTGGAATGAAGAGTCTCTTTGAAGAACATTATGTAACAATCCCTGAAGACAAATATGATGTGCTTGAGAGCATGGTAGACAAACTAGATGATATGGAGACAAAACTCAATGAGCAAATTGATAAGAATATTGGTTTAAACAAGAGACTTGGAGAGTCTGTTGCTACTAATATTGTAGATCAAGTTTCTGAAGGGTTGGCAGCAACTCAAAAAGAAAAGCTCAGCTCACTTGCTGAAAGTGTAGAGTTTGAAAGTGAAGAAAAATATCGTGAAAAGTTAGAAGTTCTAAGAGAGTCATACTTTAGTGGAACAACTAATGAATCTGCGAAAAAAGTGTCTAACGCTCAAACATTATCTGAAGGTGTAGATAGTACACCTACTCCTGTTTCATCAGGAATGGATGCTTATGTAAGAGCATTAGGAAGCTTTAAGAAAAAGCAGAACTGAATTTGTAATTAATCAAACGTAAATTTCACACAATTAGGTAAACGCAATGTTCCAATCAGAACACTTGCAAGAGAAGTGGGCACCACTACTTGACTATGAAGGTCTTGATCCAATCAAAGACAGTCACAGAAGAGCAGTAACCTCTGTCTTGCTAGAAAACCAAGAAAAATTTTTAAAAGAAGAACAAGCATTCTCATCAGGTATAAACTTGATGGAAGCACCAACCAACTCAGGTAACGCAGCTGGCGCACTAGCTGGTGTTCAGCCAATGTCTGGACCAACAGGTTTGATCTTTGCAATGAGATCCAGATTTACTAACCAGAGTGGTACAGAAGCACTATTCAATGAAGCAGATACTTCATTCTCTGGTACAGATGCTGGTTCTGACAACACATTAACCAATCCATTCTCAGATGTAAACACTGGTATTGGTACAAACACACAGAGAGGAGATAACCCATCTGTTCTTAACCCAGTTGGTACTGCATCAACTAACACAGCAGCTTTCACAGTTGGTCAAGGAATGGCAACTGGTGATGCTGAATCACTTGATGGTACAGGCAATGATGCCTTTAACCAGATGGCATTCAGTATTGAGAAAGTTACTGTTACTGCTAAGTCCAGAGCACTAAAAGCAGAGTACAGTTTAGAACTAGCTCAAGACCTCAAAGCAATCCATGGATTGAATGCAGAAGCTGAGTTAGCAAACATTCTATCAACTGAGATTCTTGCTGAGATCAACAGAGAAGTGATCAGAACAATCTATCTTGTTGCTGAACAGGGTGCTGTTGCAAACGTTGCCACTGCTGGTAACTTTGACTTAGACATTGACAGTAATGGTAGATGGTCTGTTGAGAAGTTCAAAGGACTTCTATTCCAGATTGAAAGAGATGCTAATGCTATTGCACAGAGAACAAGGCGTGGAAAGGGTAACATGATCCTTTGTTCTGCTGATGTTGCATCTGCACTAACAATGGCTGGTATCCTAGACTACACACCTGCACTTAATGCTAACTTAAATGTTGATGACACTGGTAACACATTTGCTGGTACAATCAATGGTAAGTTCAGAGTCTACATTGACCCATATTCTGCTAACCTAACATCTGCAAATGGTGCTAACAACAGTGGTACTCAGTACTATGTTGTAGGTTACAAAGGAACTTCACCATATGATGCAGGATTATTCTACTGTCCATATGTACCTCTACAAATGGTAAGAAGTGTTGGAGCAGAGAGTTTCCAACCCAAGATTGGCTTTAAGACTAGATATGGTCTTGTTGCTAACCCATTTGCTGAAGGCACAACTCAGGGACTTGGTAGATTACTCATCAACTCTAACAGATACTACAGAAGAGTGGCTGTTAAGAACCTTATGTAATTCATATTACATACTTTATCAAGAGGGGTTTTACCCCTCTTTTTTTATGTCAATCTAAATAATTAAAAAACTCATGACCTCAAAAAGTAGTATTGGTGTTCAGGGTAAATTTTTAAATATAGAAATAAAAAAGAAAATAAAATCTTTTAAAAGTTTAAAAGAAGGTGAGGTTCAACCTGAAGAAAAGAAAAAAGTAACTAATTTAATATTTGAAGTAGGTGCTGATACAAAACCTATCCCAAAACTAGTAAATCATCTTGAAAAAAAATTTGGATTAATGTCCTCAGATAATAATTCATATGATTTTGGAACAGTTAGAGGTGGAAAAGCAATTACTCACAGAGTAAATTTTATTATAAAAAAAGTTTCTCAGAAAACACCTACTAAGGTTTTTGAAAAGGGAACAACAGAAGTTTTTAATCAAGCTTTAATTAATAATAAAAAATTTAAAAGTGGTACAGATATTTTAAATGATAAAGATACAAGAAAGAAATTAGATAAAATTTTTAAAGGTTATGAGGGTGAGTTAACTAAATGGTCTCATACTTTTTATGAACAACAAAAAGAATTTTTAAAAGAATTTGGTAAAAATGAATGGTCTGCATTTGAATATGATAATGAAAAAGATTTTGTTAAATTTTTTGCAGATCAAATTAAAAGAGTAGGAAGAACTTTAACAAAAGATAAAAAGGGTAAGATAATGGTTGTAGAACCTGTGGGAAGATATGAAGTTTGGAATCCTTCTGATATTTGGGCAGCTTATAAATTACCAAAAATACAAGAAGAAATAAAAGAAAATTTATCACCAGAGACTCAAAGTTTAGCTGAATTGAATACTATGTTAATAAGATTGTTTAAGGAAAGAAAATTAGTGGGTATATCTTTAAAATTAATAGGAAAGGGTAAAGAAGCAAAACTTGTTTATAGAAATGATAAACCAGAAAATATGAGAATAGCAAATATTGAAACACTTGATTTTAAAGATATAGAATTTGATATTGATAATATTTGGAAACCTGGTGTTGCAACTGTTTATGTTAATTATGGAAAATATTTTAAAGTCAATCTTACTAGAAATGATTCAGGGATAACTTTTGCATCTCAAATAAACAGAACAGCTGCACAAGGAGGAAATACTCCTGTTGATATGGTTCAAAAACTTTTAAAAACAAATGTATCTAATAATACTTACTCAAAAAACATAAATGATTATCCAAAAAGTTTTAAAAAATTTGCAGATGAAGCTGAGGAATATGAAAAATTATATAAGATTGTAAAACCTTATTTTAATGGCGCACCTCCTTTTGGTGGAACTGGTAAATCTTTTGTATCTAGAATTAAAGAAGAATTTGATGGTAAAACTAAATCAGGTAAAAAAGGTGTTAATGCAACAGCAAAATTAATGCTTCTTAAATTTTTTGGAAATGCTTTTAAAATTACAAATGAAGATAAAAAGAAAGAATTTTGGACAGATATATTATACATGGGTATGAAAGTAGGTGGAAAAGGAAAAGGTGAGTTTGCTCCACATGTTAAAATTGGAGAAAAGACTTCTTGACCTAAAT